GCCATAGATCCAAACGGCTCCCCACTTCGAGTACCCACTCTCTTGGCCGTGACCGGCGCCATCCGCTGCCGGATGTATGAGAACGACACCGATTACACGGATGCGAACGGGCTGCCGGGGCACTCCATCTGCGCTGTGATCGACGGCGGTGACGCTCAGGTGATCGCCGATATCATCCGCCGCAAGAAGGGCAACGCCGGCACCTACGGCACGACGGTGATGCAGAGCACGGACGCCGCCGGCATCGTGCGCAACATCGCCTTCTCGCGCTCGGTCGAGGTGCCGATCTCGTATGCCCTCCAGATCCGCAAATTGGCCTCCTACACGGCTAAGACGGATCTGGACGTGCGGACGGCTCTCTCGGACTGGACTAACGCACTCGGCATCGGCAACAGCGTCTACCGCGATCAAGCCTATGTGCCCGCAAAGCTCAACGGAACGGTCGAGGGCATGGGCTACGAGATCATCTCGCTCGCCATCGCTCGCAATGGCAACGTGCCACTGCAGGCCGATGTGCCCTTGGCCTATGACGAGCGCGCAACCTGCGCGCCCGACAGCGTGACGACGAGCATCGTGCCATGAATGTCAGCTCACGCTATCCTCGTGCAGCTCGCATCTCCGATGATGCCTGCATCCGAGCGGCCGCGCCGAGGTCTGAGGGCGTGATCCTCGCACGCCCTGGGGATGTCCTGACCTGCCCTGACGGGCATCCTGTCTGGCGGATCGTCGAGAATGTGCTGACTAGCGACAAGGCGTCGCCAACTTGGTTTCGGCGCTTGGATTGCGACGAGCCTCCGGCCGTCGGTAAGGCGCCTCCTTGCCCAACTTGCGGATGCGAGATTTGCCCACCGATTGCTGACCAGCCTGGGCGGTACGCCATGTTCGTCAACGGCCAACTGGCTTGCTCGGCGCCCTGATGGCCTACTCGTCCGCCCCATCGACCGTCGACACGACGGATGTCACAGCCGACACTACGGTCGTCACGGTCGACCAGACCAACACGCGGACAGCCGACGACTATGCCGCGCTGATCACCCCGTGGCAGAGCACCAAGGCGCGGTTCGTCGCCACGGTGCGGGTCAACGTCCAGCCCTATGCCGACGCGCAGGCCGTCATCAGCACCCTGCCGCTGGCGTTCGACCTCGACTATGCCGAAGGTGCGCAGCTCGACGTCGTCGGGCAGTGGGTCGGCCGGTCTCGCCTCGTCCCGGTGCCGCTGCCCAACACGTTCTTCGCCTTCGGCGACCCCATCCTTGGCTTCGGATCCGGCTACTGGAGGAGTCCACTTGATCCCGGAGAGGGCATGTCCGTCCTGCCCGACGACCTTTACCGCCGACTACTCTACGCCAAGATCCTCGCCAATTCCTGGGACGGTACGAGCGAGGGCATTCTAGCCATTCTGCGGTCCTACTTCACGGACCCGGCAACGCTAATCGTCGTGGACGATGCCGCCCCCGCAGCTTCGCCGATCAACTACTTCTCCTTCGGGGACGCTGCCCGCGGCTTCGGATCCGGCAAGTGGAAGGGACCAAACGTCCTCGGCGCACCATCGCTCGGGTACAGCTTGAAGGTCGGGTTCGCCGGTAAGCTTCCGGCGGCTTTGGATCTGTCTATCCTCGCTGCTGGACTCTTCCCCATCAAGGCCATGGGCGCAAGGCTCACAACACTCGTCACGACCGTTGATCAAGCCCCGCTATTCGGTTTCGGGCCCGAAACCGAGAGTGTTGCCGGATTTGGCGCGGGTGCATGGGGCAACGCTCCGGACGCCGTCGCCGCGCAAATCGCCGCTTAGCAGATCACCCTTCCTTCCCGCTCGCAGAACCGCAGCGCCTTTGCCGGCGCATGAGGGCGCTTTCGCATGCCGACCAACAATCTCCTCCCGTTCGCAACTGGCGATGGCGCGCTTGTCCTGAGCGACAGCGCCTATGCATCCGATACGGCACGGCAGACGGGGTTTCAGAACGGCATCGCCGATCCCGCGCACGTCAACAAGGTCTGGCGACAGGCCGCCTTCGGCGCTTCTGTTCTCGGGCAGATGCTCGTCGCATACGGCCTCGTCGACGCGGATGACGACGGCGATGTTCTTGGCTTTGCGGCCAAACTGCGAACCTCTATCGCGGCGGCGCTCTCGGGCGCGCTGTTCGGCGTGGATACTTCCACGACGGCCAATGCGATTAGCGTCGCCCTTGACCCCGTCCCGCCTCAGCTCACCAACTACCGGCAGCTTTTCGTCCGGGTCGCCAACACCAACACCGGCCCGGTCACGATCGCCCTGAACACTCTCGGGTCAAAGACTGCTGTTCGAAAGAACGGCACGCCCTTCCAGATGGGCGACCTTCTCGCTGGGCAGATCGCGCACTTCCTGTACGACTCCCAGGCTGGGCAATGGGTTCTCGCTGGCTTCGCAAACGGCGAGGTCCCTCGCATCACCACCACCGCGACGCTCTACGTTCGCACCGACGCGACCAACACATCGCCGGATGGCTCAGCCAACACCGCTGCTGCGGCCTTCCCGACGATCGCTTCGGCGATCCAGTACGGGGCCAACAGGTTCTATTTGCCCGGCAAGCCGCTGACCATTCAGCTCGGCAACCCCGGAACCTATGCGCCGCCCGGCAACATCAACGTCGGCGGCCAAGTCATCATTCAGGGCGATCCGGCGAACCAAGCTCTCTACAGCGTCTCGGGCGTCGGCCCTAGCGGGGGCGGCAGTTCGTTGTTCGGCGCGGTCGGGACGAACCTTTCGCTTAACGGCCTGACTGTTCAAAATACCGGGACGATCAATTCGCACCTCGGCGCGGTCGGCTCTGGCAGCATCAGTACGGGCAACGTGACGTTCGCGTCGAGCGTATCGACCGGGCAGCCTTACGTCCTCGCGACGCAGGGTGGCTCGGCCACGCTCTTCTCAGGGTGCATCGGGACCGGGTTCGCCGGCAGCATCTTCAACGCCTCCAGCGGCTTCATCACCTTGGCGAGCAACCTGTCGATCCAAGGGACCCCGCTGTTCACAAGCGCGGCGGCCATCGCAAGCGCGAATGGCGTCATCGCGCTTCTTACCGGCGTGTCTATTTCAGGTCCCGCCGTCGGCACGCGATACCTAGCCACGACCGGCGGGCGCATCCTCGTGAATGGCGCCGGCCCCAACGTTTTCCCCGGCAACGCTGCTGGATCCGCAGACTCGGTGAGCACCTATGCCTAGTTATGATCCTCGGAATTGGTATTGGAAGGCCGACGACGACCGCCTGTACGGGTCAAAGGCTCAGAAGATCCTTGACCTGGATGACGCGGGGTTCGCGGACTGGAGGGCCATCGGCGGTATCCCGACCGTGTGGCCGCGGGACGAGGAAGGCAATCAGACGAACGCCTCGCTTCAAGAAGTGCTGACCCCGTATGGCCTGTCGGTCGATGGGACCCCGGTTATCTTGCCTATGAACTTTCTCAAATTCATGGGCCTGTTCACCTCAGATGAGCAACTCGCCCTTGCAGCTTCCAATGAGCCTTCGGTTCGTCTTTTTTGTCTAATGGCGGCCGGGGCCGAAGCGATCGACGTAACTGACCCTCGCACGATTAATGGCACTCAGCAGCTCGAAACGCTGAAGCTGATCGCGAAGGGCCGTGCGGCGCAGGTACTCGCCGCTAAGGCGCCCCCTGCCGCGCAGACTACTGAGGGATGATGATGAGCCTGCGCCTCGCATCGCTGCTGTTGGCCTTGGGGCTGCTCTTCTCGGGCAGCTACCCAGTCGGCGCTGGCCAGGATCCTGTCGTCGTGGGCGTAACGCCGAACAACGACAAGGGAGATCCATTCCGCAATGCGATGATTAAGCTCAACAAGAACGATAGTGAGCTTTACGGCACGCTCGGCTCGGTAAATTCGACCCTCGCCACCATCCGCGGGACGATGCCGGTTATCGACCCGAATGGTAAGCTGCGGTTCCCCTCGGGCCCCACCCTCGGCACCTACAATTCCCAAAGCGGCCAGTTCACCTCTCAGCCGTACAACATCCAGATCCAGGGCTCTGGGTCTACCGGCGATGTGTCGGGGACGAGCGTTCCAGCGCCGAGCAACGCCGCGGCCCAGAGCACCTTATCGTGGTTCATCGGCTGGCTCGCCGGCACCAACACCGTCGCGGATCTGCGCACCAACCTGCGCGCTACGCTGTTCAAGAGCGTTCAGACGCTCGGCTACGCGACTGTCGGAGATGGCGGTGGGGGGCGGTATTTCTGGACAAATGACACCACGACGGCGGATGACGGGTGTTCCGTCATCGTTGCGGCCGATGGTGGACGCTGGAAGCTCGACCTAACTGGGCCGCTCAGTCCGAAGACGTGTGGGGCGAGGTTAGACAACTCCGTCGATGATACCGCTGCGATCAACAAGGCCATCGCGGCAAAGGCGGCTGCCGGCGGTGGGCGGGTTCAGTTCCCGGCCTTCACGGCGTTCAAGGCCGGCGGCGTCCAGCTCCGCAGCATGGTTGAGGTGGTCGGCCCCGGCCCGCGTGTCGGTGTCTGGTACTGCTCGGCCGACCCGTGCATCTCCAAGGTCGCTGGCGAACAGCTCTCCGGCGCCAAGTTTACGGACTTCCGTATTTTCCCGGGCAGCCTCGCGCTCTACACCGCG